ATCTTGAACATGCTTTGAAGAAAGTATGTAAACAAGAAACTAAAAGGTATGTAGAAAAATTACCTAAATATAAAGTAAAACAAGATCTAGAATTGCTTGAAGAACAAGCAAGAAATGTGTTATATTCTGGTAGAGATATAATGCAAGTTTGGAAACATTTAGGTATGACATTCAAAGCTTCTGGTGTACCAGTAGCTGCACCTAAAGAGTTCTTACAGCTAGAAAGTAAATAATGAAAATAGACGAGAACATACAGTATCTCGCATCAACTGATGAAGCCTTTGCCAAAACACAGGCAGAGGTTTCATATGGTGACGATATGCTTAAACACATTAAAGGTGCTTTTGTATCTGCGTCCGAAGACTCAGTATCTAAAGCTACCGAAAAGTTTTATGCTTCTGCAGTATATAAAAATCATATTAACAAAATGCATAAATTAAATATTCAATTGTTAAATATGAGAAACAAAAGAAGAACTGCAGAAATGAACATAGATATTTGGAGAACATTAGAAGCATCAAGGAGGAAAAACAATGTCTAATGAGTTATACACACATATAGGTCATACTATAAAACAAGCAAGACGTACTGCATTTACACACAAACACATTACTCAATCAGAGTTAGCTAGAGTTTGTGGAGTAACTTTTCAACAGATTCAAAAGTACGAAAAAGCAACTAATAATATACCTTTGCATAACCTTATAGCTATAGCAGAGTATACTAAAAAACCTTTACTAGATTTCTTACCTAGTAATAATACCGAAATTACAGAATCATAGTACCTCTATGATAGGTGGATAATTAGATGGTTACAGGTACTCCGATATTTCAGAAGCTGTAACCGATAAAACTAGGAGTATTGCGAAGTCTAGTTATCCACCATATATTGTTGACAGCTACCGAAATATCCATATATCTGGTAGTATGTCGAATAAGGCACTAGGAACACAATTTCATAACCAAGTGATACCGCAGTTTGTACAACTGCGAAAGAAACGTGGTATATCCCAATTAGAGATGGACGAAATATTAGGCGTAGCCAAAGGTCTTGTTTCAAAGTGGGAGTGTGGTATAAGAAAACCAAGCGGTTGGTTATTCTGTTGTTGGGCAGAAGCACTAGGTGCAGAAATACAATTAAACGAAAAGGTTAAACATGGCAGTTAATCCAAATCTAGATCCATCTGGTATAACAGATGATCCAATAGTAAATCAAGTTATAGAACTTATTGTTAAACGACACATACAAGGTATGGAAAAGTTTGGCAAAACTATGGAAGCAAATGAACGTCCTATCAATGAATGGGTTGATGAAACAATAGAAGAATTGCTAGATGCAATTCACTATTTAACAAAAACGAAAACCATCTTTGATAAATTCAAATCTGATAATAAAAGATTAAAGTCTGCGTTAGAAGTATTTGAGAAAGGATCATTTGTAGATGATAAAAATACCGAAGAAAAAAGAGATTGATATTACACCATATCATGTAAGACAACAGATGTGGTATATGTCATTGCTAAAGTTTTACAAGACAATAGAATTTAATGATAAAATCTATGATGATTTTGCTGCTAAATTATTAGCAGGTAAAATAGATCAGAAGACATTAAAGAAGTTAGATACATTAAGAAGGAAGCATAATGAAATCGAAAGTAAAAAGTGGCAAGAAATCAAAAAGAAAAAAGCAACTCGTATGGGACTCAATTTTAGAAACATACTTAGACAAGTCAAAAAAAGTTAATGGTTATTATATCAATGATGAAAGGATAAAAGTATTATATGAAGAACGATATAAAAAATAATTATTGGCAAAATTTAGCTAATAAACATTTAGTTGGTAGAACTATTGTTAAAGCTGAATGGTTAAGTCCAAGTGAATCTCATAGATTAATGGGGTGGGATTACCAACCATTAGAATTATTTTTAGATAATGGAACAATATTAACACCAAGTCAAGATGATGAAGGTAATAATGCAGGTGCATTGTTTACTAATATTAAACATAAAAAAATGGTAGGAGAAGTAGTTTACCCTGTATTTAGAGAAAGGATAAAATGAAAAAAGATTTTGATCGTAAACAAGGTATAGGTGGTAGTGATGCTACCAGGTTATACAATGGTGATTGGTACGATTTGTACCTAGAAAAAATTGGAAAGAAAGAGCCAGACGATCTTTCCAAAGTTTTACCAGTACAAATGGGAATACATACAGAAGACTTTAACATACGCTGGTTTCAACAAGAAACAGGAATTAAAGTTGTAGCTGAACAAGTATTTATCAAATCAAAAGATTATCCATTTATGTATTGTAATATAGATGGAGTACTTCAAGAAAAGAAAGCATTGTTAGAATGTAAACATACAAATGCTTTTACTAATGAAATCAAAACAGCAGAAAAATACAAAGCACAAATACAACATTATTTAATGATATATGGTGCTGCAAAAATGTATTTATCAATGTTTTTTGGTAATATGAAATGGGGACTTGTTGAAGTTTTACCAGACAAAGAATTTCAAACTAAATTATTAGCTGCAGAAGTTTTGTTTTGGCATATGGTACAAACAAAATCACCCCCACCAGATTTTGTAGATTTTAATAATTTTGATGAACAATTAAAGGAGCATAACAATGGACGACAAATCATACCCATACTCACCAGGCAGTCAGAAAGTTGATACATCAATAGAAGCTGCTGAATTAATTAAAGCAGGTGCAGATACTATTAGAAGAAAAGTATTTGATGTAATAATTAATAAGGGAAACTTTGGAGCTACTGCTGATGAAGTTGCAGACTTACTTGGTTTAAGCTCTTTTACAGTTAGACCTAGAGTAACAGAACTATATAAACAGGATAAGATAGAAAGAAAAAATAAACGTAAAAATGCTAGTGGTAGACTAGCTTATGTTTATGTAGTTAGTAAAGAACACGTTAATAATCAATATAGTACGAAAGGAGTATAATGAGTAGAACAGGTAAAGAAGAAAACTTTTATATATGGGATCAAGTAAAACATACTAATCCTAAATATACAAAACCATTTACAAAGTTTGGTGGTAAAGAGTTAACAACAATTGATCCAATGTATCAAATACAAGTTATGACTGGTATATTTGGACCAGTAGGTAAAGGTTGGTCATATGATGTTAATTATGTTTACACTGACAAAAATGTTTTTGCAGAAGTAAAAGTAAAATATTTTGATGGTGAAGGTGCAACCATTAATAACAAAGGTTGGCACGAGTTTGGTCCAGTATCTTCAGTACAAGCATTGTATAAGAAGAATGGTGGACTAGATGATGAAGCACCTAAGAAAGCTATGACAGATGCAATGACAAAAGCATTTAGTCATCTTGGTATAAGTGCTGATGTGTTTCTTGGTTTGTTTGATAACAACAAATACATACAAGAAATGAAAGCTAAGTTTGAAGCACCAAGTAATATTAAAGTCATTAATACAAAGGAGTTAAATAATGATAAACAAAGTAATGTTGATAGGAAGACTGGGAGCAGACCCAGAAATAAAACAAACTAAAAAGGGTGAATCATTTGCTAACTTGTCTTTAGCTACTAATAAAAAGTACAAAGACAAAGAAGGACAATGGGTAGAAAAAACTACATGGCACAAAGTTGTTGTGTGGGATCCAAGACTTGCAGACAATATGCAAAAGTATGCAAAGACTGGTACTCAACTTTATGTTGAAGGTGAATTAGAAACTAGACAATTTAAAGATTCTAATGATCAAAACAGAATTGTGACAGAGGTTGTTATACCTCGATACACAGGAAGCATTAGATTGGTAGGAGATAAACCTTCGTCAGCAGCCGCTCCACGAGCCGCAGCCAATGATGATAGTTTTGATAACCAATTCTAATAGGTTATACGACTCACCTACATGGGCAAGTCCCAGATAAGTAGTTTAAATTAACGTTGATTCGTTGGTTTATAAACATCTATGTTGTGCGAAGTAGGCGGCTATCTTTGAGGCTGCCTACTTTTTTTTATATGTGAGGTGTTTGATACCGAAATTTATTATAGCCTTTAGCTATGATACTATCATTAAAAGATATATTTGCAGATCGTAAACTATCTCAGCAAGAAGTTGTAGAGTCTTTTGACAATATAGCAGATGCTATTACAATAGATTTACTCAAAGGAGTAAGCATAGATGCTGCACAAGTAGCACTTGTATCTAATGTAATGAACATAGCTAGTAGCTATAAATCTAAAAAATTTGCTATAGATTTGATGAAAGGTGCTTTAGCTGAGATGGAATCAGAACATTTTAGAGAAAAAGGCAATAAGCTCTCATAGAGCCACGCACATAAGCTTAGATTTCTATGCATAGGTTGGGTCGCATTAGACCTACTTTGCTAATCCTAGAGCTTCTCAGACAGCTTTATTTAGGTGTTTTATTCAAGAATTAGCTTTTTTATGGATTTAGATCCATCAATGTTATTTTCAAGCTCTGCTTTAGATTTGATACATTTATACTCAACATTATCATCTAATGTTCTAGAAGCTACACGCTTACCTTTAAGACATTCAGACATACTAGGTTGTATTCTATGTTCTTTAATTTCATGATCAACTATCATTAACAATGCTACAATTTCAGCTATCAATGTGAACTCCCATTTCTAATTAATGTTTCAACATCAGTTTGTAATTTTTGTACCTGTTCTTTTAAGAACTCTATATTAACTTTATTAGTCATGTTTTGTTCTTGTGTTGCAATTAATTTTTCAACATCTTTAAATACCGATTCCAATAACATATATTGTTCTTGGTCTGTTGGCAGCTGCTCTGATTTCTTTAGAAGATCTGCTTGAAATAATTCTCTTGATGTTTCTAAGCTAGTAAGTCTTGCTGTTACTTCAGTATATGCAAAGATACCCATAGCTACAGCTATAATAATACCCACCATATTTTTAATTGGCATTGATACCGAAGTGTTTTCACTTACTTTCATTTTTTCCTCATAATATCAGCACCCTTTAATCCATAAATTGCACTGACTACACCGATAAAAATTGCTTGATACCAATAAGGTAAATTTTTGAAATACTGAAAAAATAAATCTAGTTTAT